TATGGGGCGGGTGTGAACAGCACCGCGCTTCTTCTGGAGTGGTTACGGCGCGGGAAGCGGCTTGAGGCGGTGCTGTTTGCCGACCCCGGTAGTGAGATGCCTGAAACCTATGAGTTCATAGAGGAGTACGCCAAGCCGTTCTGTGCTGGTCAGGGGATTCCGTTTGAAACGGTGCGTTATTACAACAAGGAGAAGGAGGTGGTGCCGATTTACGATGCTTACATTCGCAACAAGGCGGTGCCGGCGATAATGCAGCGTAGTTGCACGCATAAGTGGAAGATATTGCCGATGCAGCGGTTTCTGAAGGCCAATTACCCGCAGGCAAGGCAGTTAGTGGGGATAGATTACGGGGAATTACACCGGGCGCGCTTCACGGACAAGGAGTTGCTGTATCCGTTGATTGATTGGGAGATGACGCGAGATGATTGTGTAGCTATCATCGAAGCGCACGGCTGGCCTGCCCCGGTTAAATCGGGCTGTTTTTTCTGCCCGTTTCAGGACAGGGCGGACTGGAAGCAGTTGTATGAGGAACACCCGGACCTGTATCTGGAGGCGGAGAGGATGGAGATGAACGGGCGGCGGTTCCCGAAGTTCAACCTGATGCAGACACTTCCAAAACGGCTGGACTGGTTTCGGAAGGCGATGGAGTCCCAGACGACGTTGGACTCTTTCGAGGATTCAGAGGTGGGAGTGCGCGAGGTTCATTGCGGGTGTTACGATGGCTAACTACGACTTCAAGCCCGACCTGCGAGATGGTCAGCAGGGTCAGAACGTGATGAAGTTCTTTTTGGAGTCGTATTTCGGCCTGAAGTGTCTTGGGCAGGGTGATACCAGCGCCTTTGACTTGGAGATGCGGAACGAAGAGAAGGAGGAAACGCATCTTTACGAGGTTAAGACTGATTTGTATGAGAAGGATTACATTAAGGGGACGGGCAACCTTGTTCTGGAGTATGAAGACCGGGGCAAGCGGAGTGGTATCCAGACCTCGAAGGCGGATTACTATATGTGGTATCTGCCGTTGCTTGACCGCGACCAGATATGGATGGCGCCGATGGAGAACTTGTTATTCGGGATAAGTGCTTTTACCAAAAGCAGAACTCCCAAGCGTCTTGGAAAGAAGGTGTGGAAGGCACAGCCGATAGGAGAGTATTCGGTGCGTATGGGAGAGAAGTCGGGTTTGGCGTATATGATACCGCGTTATGATTACAAGTATCTGTTCGAGGTGTATAGCACCGACGGTAAGGGCAACTTTTGGCCGAGTTAGTATGTCGGTGCGGATTTGGGAGGAGGGAAAGTTGCTGTTGGAAACCGATAGCATTATAGAGTTGATGGAATATATGACGGTCAATCGGGTGAAGCCCAAGGAGATTAATGTCGTTTCAAAGTGCCACGGCGATTGAGTCGAAATACCTGACACAGGCGGTAACGGGCGCGATGGATATAATGCGTTCAACGCCGATGACGTTGGAGAGTTTCGTGAACGAGGTGCTGGAGTCGTTTATGTTGCTGGAACCGGGCGAGTATGTGCCGTTGGGCGAGATGCACCACGAATGGACGGAGGCGTTCCGGGCTTCGACGCATACGGCGATAATCTGCGCCCGGGGGCATTTGAAGACAAGCTGGGGATTATCGGTGCTGGCGTATCACATGTTGCGGCAGTCTAATTTCCGCGCACTCTACATTTCCGCGACGTTGGAACAGGCTTGGGACAAGCTGGAACAGTTCGAGGAGATTTGCCGGCGTAGCTGGCGGTTGGAAGGCGTTGTAAAGCGGAAGGAGGAGTCCAAGGGCGCGTGGCGCAAGGGTGCCAAGTATTTCAACAACGGTTCGCGGGTACACGCTGCCAGTATTGGGAAGGCGTTGGAGGGGCCTCACGTTCACATGATTATACTGGACGATGTTCTTCAGGAGTTTCCGAATTTGACGGACGAGAAGGTAATCCACTATATCAAGCGCGTTGTTATGCCGATGCGGCTGCCTGATGCGAACCTGTTGCTGGTAGGGACGCAGAAGCGTGTTGGCGACGTTACGGATTGGGTATCGGAGAGTCCGCAATGGACGACGTTACGGCATCCGGCTTTGTTGAAGGACGGCACGCCTCGCTGGCCGGAGTATTGGTCGTTGGAGAGGTTGGAGGAGGAGAGGGAAACGATGGGAAGCCGGGCTTTCGAGTCGGAGTACCTGTTGAATCCGTTAGACCCCCAGAGTGCGGTGATACCGTATCACGTTCTGAAGGAGTGCTTGGATAAGGGGCGTAAGATGGACATTCCGCCAACCGGCGTTGACTGGGAAACGGTGATGGGTGTTGACCTTGCGGTGGGGATGGACACGCAGCACGACGAAACCGCGTTTGTGGTGATGTCGTATCATCGGCCGACGCAGATGCGCGAGATACATTATTGCTGGTCAGGCAAGATTCAGGCGCAGGGTGCCGGGTGGCTGGAGGCGCAGGTTCAGATGCTGCGGGAGTTAGCGATACGTTTCAACCCGCGGAAGATAATGGTGGAGTCTAATGGGTATCAGCGGCTTGTGGTTCACGCGGCGCAGCAGTTGGCGGGGCTGCCGGTGGAGGGGCATAACACGGGGAAGGAGAAGCACCGTCACGATGTCGGGATTCCGGCCATCGCCTTGCGGATGGAGTTGGAGAAGTATAGTATCCCGTGGAATACAGACGCGAGAGAGAACAGCCGCCCCGGCACGCGCAAGCTGGTGGACGGTTTATCGCGGTTGATTTACGGTAAGAACGGGCGGCTGGAGGGTCACACTCCTGACTCCGTGATGGCGTTATGGATGTGTGAGTTGGTCGTGCAGAAATTCGAGAAAAGACGGTTACATTTCACGCGCTGGGACTTCTTGTAACAGGAAGACTTATTAACAGCAACCGCCCACTCCCTGTCCGGATGGCGGTCATCACCACTCTCACAGTGTGTCCGATTTTCAATACCTCTCCAAACGTCTCAAAGGCCGCCATCCACCCTTTATACTATGAAGAAGCGTGAGAGGCTGGAGTTGTATGGCGTGACGGCGCACACCAAGCGTCAACTGAAGAAACTGGCCCGCGCCAATGAGGTGCCTACGGGCCTGTTAGTAGAACCCGTGCTACGGGATTTCATAGATGAACCGGCCAATCGGCGGCTACTGGCACGGGAGGGTCGTTGAAAGACTCATTTCCCATTCCCGGTGGTGTGAAGCGGGAGGCCAAACAGGGAACGGCGTTGCGGGCCAAGTTCGGCTATGGTGGTGGCGACGTAACATTGAAGGTGAATCGGTTGCTTACCTCACAAGAGAGTGTGGGCATAGATACCGCAATGCGTATCTACAAGTATTACGCGCGGCACGCGCCTGTTGACCCCAAGGGCATCAACTTCCATAACCGCAAGCGCCCTTCCAAGGGCTACATAATGTGGAAGCTGATGGGCGGCAATAGCGGCCACCAATGGAGTCGTAAGCTTGAGAAGCAGATAGCCGTCCGGACAAAGGGAGTGTTTAAATTAGTGGCGGAGTTGAAGGGAAGTACCGATGGCTTGGTATGACCGCATCATAGGCCGCAGCCCGCAGCGCAAGGCTTCGCCCTTGGAGTTATGGCAGCAGACGCTGGACGCTAATCTGCTTAAGGAAGCGCGCACGCCCGTGTATTCGGGCGTGACGCCTGACAGCGGCTATCAGGAAGCCATAATGCCGACGATTGACCAGTTCTACCTTGAGGAACTGGCCGACCGCTACTCGCACCTGCGGACGGTTGTTGGCCGCATAGCCTCGCAGTCGGTAGCTAAAGGCTGGGAATACATTGACCGCGGCGGTGGGGATAAGGAGGACCGCAAGCGACTGGCGCGCCTGCTGGCCGACCCCACTAACGGCAGCGCGGACATAACTGGCGTGGAACTGATGAAGGCGATGATACGTCAGGTGGAGATTTTTGATGATGCGTGGATTAGCATAGTCTTCGATTACGTCACGGACGAGGGTGGCGCCATCACCGGCAAGGTCGTGAAGGAACTGTGGGTGGAGGACGCCAAGCACATGAGGTTCAACGTGGACGAGTACGGCCGCTTCCGTGATGACGAGATGTTCGACCCCATCACCCGCGAGTTCATGGACGGCACCCACAACCGGAAAACCAACACGAAGCTGGTG